TTATTTTTCATTTTTATTTCCTTTGTTTGTTATAAAGTTTGATGTAATTAATGAAAGCTTTCTCTCATTTAAAGACAAATCCAGTTTATCAGTTAGTCTTGGAATAAAATCATATTCTTTTGAGTTCTCTCTGGATATACGATTAGACCAAGCCTTGAGGAGTTCATATGAACCGACTATGATCAATTTGTACTTTGCTCTACTAAGTAAAACATTTATACGGCGTTGATCTGATAAAAATCCTAATGCACTCTTAATTGTGCTTTTACCATTGTTTCGTACTAATGAAATTAAGACAATATCAGCTTCGCCACCTTGGAACGAATCAACAGTAAGGCAATAACCATCATTATCATCTGGTGGAATGTAATTATTTAAAAGTGTTTTGAATTGATTTTTTTTCTTTTCAATTTCAATATGCTTTGAAATTAATTTAACTTGATTTGAGTATGGAGAAAGAATTGCCAACTTTATTTTTTTTGTTGGGTTGGAGTTCTTGTCCAAATCTTTGAGAATATCTATGATTGCCTTACATTCACTTTCGTTTGACCAGATTGGTGTATGCTCTCCTGCTCTGTTACCTTTAGTTTTTTGTACATCTGGTTGACTAATCCATACCAGTGCTGGTGTATTTGTGAGGTGAGATTCCTCTTTTAAGTTAAGTACTGATTGAAAATCTTCTGTAAGATACTTCCTTTCTTTATCTTTATCGGTAACTAATTTGTTGTTATAAAAAACATTTGAAATCACTTCTGCAATATGAGGATGCATACGGTGCTGGACTGACAGCATTGAGGATAATTTATTGTTTCTTTTATAATCTTTTCCCTTTATTTTTTCATACATTACGTCTTGTCTTTCATCATCAATAATAAGAGATTCAAATAGATTTACATATTTGGCTGCCCGTAATCCTATTTCTCTTGCTTGATCATCGGTTATTGATGAAAAGTGACTATTACGCATTAGTTCATTTTTTAATTTAAAATTACTTATGCTGTCAACTTCTTCAAAGGTGTTTTTAAGTTTTGTATTATTGGTTAAAATGTTTCTTAACTCAATTGAACGATACGGTGGCAATTGATTGTGATCACCGATCATTAATCGTCGGTAGGATAATAAAAGTGGGCTTATTAATTCTATACCTGTAACCTTTCCACTTTCTTCCATGATCGACCAATCAAATTGTGCTCTTTCTTTTATCATTCTCTCTACATAATCTGAATTAGTTGTAGCAAATATTAAGCTTGCTGATTTAATTAGTTGATTAATTAGTGGGTATCTCTTTACTGGAGGAGCTTTAAGCAAACTGGAAATATTACTTTTTAAACTTTGATTGGAAGAGTTTTTGTATAAAGGGCTTTCTACGAACTTCCGCAAATATTCTAATCCAGTTTCATCGGCACTGTTTAATATTATATTATCTTCGCCAGATATTTTGTTGCATCTAATAATTATGGGATCATTTGTATGTTTGTTTTCAGTAAGTAAATCTTTGACAACTTCGTGATATAGATGTTGAACGGTTGCATGACTCTGTGCGGTAAAGAGTATCCTGCTATTAGGTTCTTCTTTAAAGATAAATTTAGAAATTGCTTTGACTAAGTGAGTTTTACCTACTCCCGGTGGACCTTGTACAAGGTTCATTGGCAATGTTGATAATACTTTTGTAAAAACTCTTTGTTTAGATTCATCCAATGAGTCCATTATATCTTTTGCAATTATATCTTCATTGCTTACTGTGAGATTTGAATTAGGGGAAGTAATTACATTCATCAATTCGATATGATTTTCAAGCATATCCAATGTATTTGCATGTCTTGTTATTTGGCGCAGAGTTCCTTCAATCGAGTCGGGAACAATATAAAAATTCCTCCATTCTGGAAGAGGTTTTTTAGAGATGAAGCTATATATTTCTTGATTGTCTTGATCTGTTTCATAGCCATAAAACTCTAAAAGAATCTCTTCGTCAACTCTACTGAAATCATTATTGTCTACTAAACTCCAGGATACCTTATCGTTGTTTTCACTACTATTTATAATCTTTTCAAGCCTGACAGATGGTGAGTCGATACTTAGCGACTTAGACAGTTCCTCCGTTGTTTCGTCAAATTTGGGAATGAATTTAAAGATCCATGAGCTAATATTATCTGGTTCGCTTTCTTCACTGATGTTTTCTACAGGGAAAATTTCTGCTTTTGCATATGCGATATTTGTAATATGAACGGCAGTTAGGCCCTCCAATAATCGAAGATGTTCTTCATTTCTTTTGTTTTTAGTTTTACCTATATCTTTGAAAATCATTTCCCAAGACAGTAGGCTTAATGAGTTATCATTACTATTCAAAAATTTCCTGGCTTCGTAATGAGTATAACATGATATATTATTACTATTTAGTTCAATGTAATTATCTTTACCAAAGAATCTATTTGGCAACTCTAAATATGCATATTGTGAATAACCTAAATCCCATGTTTTGTCACTCGTTCGATGGTCAGGTTGAAATGGTGTTAGTACATAAAAAAGTTCTTTCCCTTTCAATACTACATCATATCGATTGTGTTCTGAGGTATTAACAAATAATACTGGTGAATCTGATAAATCTTCGCTTACGAAACTCTTTATTATATCAGAGTCATCTCTGGATATTGTGAATTCACTTTTCTCAAAGATTATTTTTTGTATGCAGTGAAATAGCTCTTTTTTATCTTTGGTATTATCAGATTGTTCATACTTAGTGTTTATTGCTAACCCATGAATAGTTTTCGTTTTTTTATAGAATTCAGTAAGCTCATCAATTATACCATCTAAAAACTGTAGAATATCTTTTTCACCAAGAAGTTCTTTTATAGCATTTTGCTGAATAGGTTGGATTCCTAATAGACTACGAATTATAGCTACTTCACTAATTGTCAGATCGTACTTAGAAATGAAGTATTCTGCTGGGAACTGCAGAGATTTAATTTCATTTATATCTATTTTTAAAAAGTTTGCTATTAAAATTCCTAAATCGATCCAATCTGTAGCAAAAGTTGATATTTTACCGTGTTCACCAACAGGCTCAATTTTAGCTCTGGTAAGTGTAGGCATTCGGATTGACCACTCGAAGCCGGTCAATTGAAAATCGTTATAATCATCTGATTCATAATCATATGTTAGAATTGAATTTTCATCTAAATGTCGATGTAACAACCCTTGCGCATGAAGCAAACCAATAGCATTTGTAATTCTACAGATATTTTTCCAGAATCTGATTCTAACTGCCGGATCTTTTAAACGGGTGAGCCAGTGGCTTTTTCTTGGGAGAGATAATGTTCTTTTATTCAATAAGTAAGAAGTAGGTACTCTACCATCAGAATTTAAAACAAGATAGTACCCTTCATTTGTTTTTTTTGATTCAACAGGATTTACTATATAATCTCCTACTCCAGGATATCCCTTTAACCTTTGTAGTTGTCGTAATTCATGTTGCCAAATACTTTCAAGAACTTGTTCATCACTTGAGGTATTTCTTGGCCAATGTTTGATAATGTAACTCTCTCCATCTTTAAGGGTAAGAATTACTTCAGGAATATTTCTATTTGATTCTGTTTTTAGTAGATTTCTTTCTATAATCTCATAATTATCAAACAGTTTATTTTCACTCATAGACCAACCTTATTCATAAATGCTGTGTGAACTTTACGGATGAGAATTGTACATTTAAATGCTACCGCCCCAACATATGCATGTATGCTGTACATTGTATTTATTGCTAACATAAAAAAACAATATATACAATGAGTTAAGTAGTGTTGTTTGGTTTGGATCAAAAAAAAAGCTTCTGAAATTATTTGACCAGCTATTGCTTAATCTCAGAAGCTAAAACAGGGCTTTAATTGGTTAATGCTGGGTGTATGGTTCTAAGTTGTTCGTTGAAAATAGAGATGCAATCCTAGTAATTACCTTTGTTTATTATGTGTTTTTTAATTATTAAGCTGCAATGGCTTTTAGCCTTTGAGCTTGCACATAATCACTCCACCACTGCATGAGAACCACTCGTTCTGCAAGATAATCTGCGCGATTATATGCGGCAATTATTTCATCTTTCTTCGAGTGAGCAAGGGCCGCTTCTAAGACATCTGTCCTGAACTTACCCGACTCCTCTGAGGCCGTTCGTGCAATAGATCTCATTCCATGGGCTACAAGCTCTCCACCAAAGCCCATACGGATTATGGCCGCATTCGCTGTTTGTTCATGCATATGATTGAGTGGAGCTTTGATACTGGGGAAAACCCACTCTCTGTGCCCACTGATGGCTTTCATTGAATCCAAGACTCGCAAAGCTTCTTTGCTTAGTGGAACTTTGTGAGGCTTCTTCATTTTCATAAACTCAGCCGGGATGTTCCACATCGATTTTTCAGTATCTATATCGGCCCATCTCGCACGAACGGCTTCCCCTGGACGAACCCAGGTCAGCAATTGCCATTCAATCAGCAATCTTGTCTCCATACGAACTGAGGCATTGTTTAACACCATTAGGAAGCGGGGTAACTCGGAAGGGGGTAATGCTGGCATATTCTGTTTTTTAGGCTTACTGAACCGTTGCCCAAGGTTGTCAGCCGGATTGAACTCGATAAGTTCTTCAGTCGCGGCCCAGCGAAATATTTCATTTAATCGGGAAATGATTCGCCGTAAGGTTTCGAGGACTCCTCGTTGCTCAATAGGGTCGAGATGTTGCTTTAAGAGTTTGGGTCGGATCTCATTGATAGGAACCTTACCCAAGCCGGGAAATATATTTCTCTCCAAGCTTCGCCAGATGTCTTCTGCATGGTCTTGTGAGATACCAGAGGTCTTTACCTTCTCATCCAACCATTTCCTTGCCACGGCTTGGAGAGTGTGTTCAGTAGCATTCTTTAAGGCATTAGCTTTATCGTTGTTATGAACTTGGGGATCAATGCCATTAGCAAGCAAGGAAAGGTATTCATCTCGTAAGGCTCTGGCTCTTGCCAGTGTAAGGTGAGGATAGGTCCCAAGGCTCATTTTGGTTCTTTTTTTACTCACTGGCACTGCATACCTGAAATACCAATTCTTCTTTCCTCCTTTCGAGAGGGGAGCGATTCGTAGTATCAAACCATCTCCGTCAAACAAGTTGATTTCTTTGTCGGCTGGTTTGGTGCTTTTGATTTCAGTGTCAGTGAGCTTCTTAGCGATTTTTGCCATTTTGGGACCCTCGGTTTTTGGACCCTTCTTAGTGGGTCCCATTCAGGGTGCCATATGTGATAGTTCTCAGCAATTCTCACTGGACGACAATAGACGTAAAAAAGCCCGCAAGGCTGATTCCATGCGGGCTTAGTAGACTTCATTGTACTTCAAACAACTAAAAAGTGGTGGAGCTGGCGGGAGTTGAACCCGCGTCCGAAATTTCTACATACCATTTTAACCACCATAAAAACAAGTATTTACCTTTTAAAACAGTATGTTGTTGTTAGGTGGTGTTTATCAGTTTTACACGTTTTTAATGCTGCGCCGCCATTTTGCCGCCACTTCTAGCCAATGATTTTGTCATAGTCAAATAGTCTATCAATCCAAATTTCAAGTTTATAGAAGTCTGTTAAAGGATATAATTTAACAATATCTTCATATAGATTTGAAATTCCAGTTAATTTTTCTCTTCTTCGCAAAAATTTTTCTGCATCTTCCTGTTCAGATGTTTTGAAATCATCATGCTGATAATCCAATGTTTTTAAAACTTGCCAAGATACTGGTGGTGTAAATTCAAATAAATCTTTTAAGCGAGGACAATAATCTTTAAGTATCGTTTGTCTATAAGTTGCTTTAGGGGGAAGTACAACATTAATTGAGCGGTGTGTTTTATTTGCATTAGGCATTCTTGTTGAATGGTATGCGATCCCGAAAATAGGAGAGTTAGTGCGACGACTTATCCACTGCATTAACAAGTTTGGAATTATATATTCTTGAATGAAAGATGCATTAGCGTTTTTTTTAATATAACTGCAAGAAAGAATTAAAGGCCATAAAATTAAGTAAGATGCTTTTCTCAAGTTAATGGTTTTCAATTCTTCACCATTCAAAAGTCCTGTGATTGGTTTGTTTAAGATGTCAGGCGAGAAGTTTAATATCTTAGATTTTCTATCGTAAGAAATGAAAGATGACAGATATAATTTATCAAAGTCAGGTTTGTTCATTTCTTGCCAGCAAACATATAGGGATGTACCCAGATACAGGCATGGTAATCCAGCTACTGAGTACCTTTGCGCACTTACATTTTGCCTCTTGGTAAAAGGAATGTGAAATATTTCCTCTCGTTCTGAAAGTGGAGTATCGGACTTTCTGACTCGGAATAATGGTTTGTTTTCATTGCAAATATCATTTAAGGGTATGGCAATTCTTTGAATGTGTCTATTAATCGTATCCGCTGAAAAAGTATCATCGAAAGCATCATAAGCAGATTTTATGTCACCAGATAAAAATTCCTCAAGACACTTAGTGATTCCATCAACAATCACACTTACCCGTTTTATTAATAATGTGAAGTTTATATCGGAAATATTTTCTTTGTCATATTTTCTGAGGGCGTTTATGTAGTAATCACATCTTCCTTTAAAGTCTGAAACAATATCGGTTTTTAGTGTGATTGGAGGGGAAATACGGCTGGAGGTCAAAATGTTATTTATTATATGGTTTAAATCGATCTCTTTGCTTTTCTCAATTTCCATTTTATTGCCTTACAAATTGTTCAACGGGTTTTTATGCACAGCATCTTCAAGATGCTCGGGAGAAAAGTGTGCATATATCATAGTCATTTTAATATCGGCATGACCCAGGATTTCTTTAAGTACGAGTATATTTCCGCCATTCATCATGAAGTGACTGGCGAATGTATGGCGCAACACGTGTGTGCACTGGCCTTCAGGCAGGTCTATACCGGCTCGTTTTACTGCGCGCTCAAAAGCTTTTCTGCAGGGCGTGAATAGTTTCCCTCTGTTTTTGGGGAGTTCTTCATATAGCTCCTGAGATATCGGTACAGTTCGGTTTTTCTTGCCTTTGGTTTTGGTGTAGGTGATCCGGTATTTTGATAATTGATGGCCCTGCAGGTTTTCGGCTTCACTCCATCTCGCGCCGGTGGCCAGACATATTTTTGCAATCATCAGCAGGCTAGGGCTTTGAGAATCAGCGCAGGCATCAAGCAGGCGTTTGATTTCTTCTGGGGACAGGAACGCCAGTTCCCCCTCTGCGATCTTGAATGTTGGCAGCCCAGCAAGTGGGTTAGGTACTGACCAGTGGCCCAGCTTTTTTAGGGTACCAAAAACGGATGATAAGTTACGCTGTTCTAGGTTTACCGTGCGGGGCTTTACTGGCGACATTAGCGTGCCGTCTTCGTTACGTATCTCACCTTTTAATCGTGCTTCACGATATTTAGTAAAATCACCGGCGGTTAACTCAGAGGCCACGGGATCGCCCAGGCCATTGCAGATAATTTGTAGTTTCGCCATTAGGCGCTTAGGATCTGCGAGCGTCTGGCCATAAAGTGAATGCCACTGCTCAATCAATTCTGACAAATGCCGCCGATCTTCCTTTTCACCCAGCCACGGCTTTTTGTTCACTTCATCCATGGTGAAATTTTCGAATGCTATAGCCTCGCCCTTCGTCGAAAATTGCTTGCGCACGCGCTTGCCGTCACGCCCGTTCGGGTAACATTCGCACAACCATTTTCCGTTCGGCTGCTTTCTAATCGTCATGGTTAGATGCTCTTAATGACTTTTACTGCGCGGCCAACTACCTCTACATCATCTACAGCGCACTCAAAGGATGCTTCATCCTGATGAACCACAATTTTATTGCCAGGAATACGGGCAATCTTAACGAAGCTTTTAACGCCGTCGATGTCTACCAGCCAATAACCATTGCTGATTTGTTTCACAGACGTATCCACAACGAAACTATCACTAGCTGTTTTTACAAAAAGAGAGTTGGAAGATTCACTATCCAGCAGTCTGCTATCGAGAAGGATTTCATCACACGGCTGCAGCTCGCCGTTCTTCAGCTCAGCATGTTTGATACTGGGAGCAACGATTTTAGAAAGTGGTCTTACCGTGACGGAGGTTTCGTTTTTGAGATTCTTTTCTTCGTTCTCACTCGCATACATATCCCCCTGGCCGGTAGCCAGCCAGAGAAGGGAAATTCCTGTTTCCAGGGCGCATTGAATTACCCACTCAGCGGGAAAGCTATCTCTTAAGTATCTGTTAGCCATAGTACTTTTCGACACTTCCAAATGTTCGCAGAGCTGCTGACGTGAGCTGAAATTGTAGGCCTTAATAAGCCTGTTGATCGCATCACGGCCACCACTGTCATTCCCTGCCTTGATTAAACTCATAATCAAACCCCTTGACGCATATAAAAAGTGATCCTAATATCCGCTCATGGTTTGAAAAGCAAAACCAAACCACATAAAACGAGATGAAACGTAAACAAACTAAGAGATACTGCACTATGAGCACAGATATTTCAATTCGAGTACCAAAAGAGATGGCTACACCTGCAGAGTTCGCGGAATGGGAAGGCATTTCTCGCGGCTCTGTTTATCAAAAAATCCATCATGGCCAACTGGCTAAATACATGGTTAAAAAGGAGAAAAATAAGGGACGCGTATGTCTTCGTTACTTGATGTACAAAACCGATCAGGTTCGTGAGTCCCTTGGTCATTCCAACTTCCGCGTTGTTGTTGGTCAGTAAGTTCAAGTATGAGAACTTTCTAAGAGGCTCACATGTTTGATTATAAGATTTCCAAACATCCACACTTTGATGAGGCCTGCCGCGCTTTCGCACTGCGCCACAACATGGCGAAGCTGGCGGACCGCGCAGGCATGAACGTTCAGACGCTGCGCAACAAACTAAACCCGGAGCAACCGCATCAACTCACGGCGCCGGATATTTGGCTGCTGACGGATATCACTGAGGACTCCACGCTGGTTGATGGGTTCCTGGCTCAAATCCATTGCCTGCCATGTGTGCCGCTGAACGAAGTAGCCAGCGAGAAAATGCCTCATTACGTTTTGAATGCTACAGCAGAGATCGGTCGCGTTGCAGCAAGCGCTGTTTCTGGTGAACACCAGACAACAACGGAACGCCGCCAGGTTATCGAAAGCATCAATTCTGTTACTCGTTTGATGGCACTTACAGCAGTCTCTCTGCACGCGCGCCTACAGTACAACCCAGCAATGGCAAGTGCTGCTGATACAGTGACGGGCCTCAGCGCTTCATTTGGTCTGATCTGAGGTGCTTATGCTGAATAAAGAACCTTCATTCGCTTCGCTGCTGGTAAAGCAAAGCCCGGCAATGCACTACGGTCATGGATGGATTATTGGGGAAACCGGTAAGCGATGGCACCCGTGCCGTGATCAGTCCGAATTATTAAACGGGCTGACATCTAAAACGGCTAAGCCGTCAGCCTTTTTAATTATTCGCATTGTTCGCTTGATTGTTAAAGGAGTGAAACATGTCTCGCAATGAGTTGAGAATTATTCTGGGCGTGATTATCCCAAATATGGCAGAGGGTTTTGAAATTAAAACCCGTGACGGTGCTGTTTTACGTGTCGATCCTGAATGGGAATGCTGCAAAGAATTTAAAGAAGGTTTGCAGGCTGAAATTATCAACCAAATTAAAAGTAAGCCTGTCCCTGTTTCTGGTTATATCTAAGTAATTAACCCGTTTTTTATGGCGTAAACCCGCCGGGCATTTTTTTGCCCGAATTATGAGGAAATGAATATGAAAAATACTAAAACCCACTCAACGAAAACAGGCCCAGACGATGCTGGCCTGTTCGCTTTGTTAAATGAAACGCGCATGGATGAGCGCCGTTGCCGTGCTGATGCAATGGCGGCTCGTCTGGATAGTCTGGCCGTGCGCATCGTTTCCCGTCAGTTGAGCCATATCGAGGCTGCCGAACTGCTTCGCGTTGAAGCGGTTCGTATCCAGAACGAAGCGCAGGAGCTGCATTAATGGCTGATTCAATGGACCTCGCTCAGCTGCGCGAACAGGAAGATCGTGAGCGTCATATCAACAATGCCCGCGCCAGAGTGCCGGGCGTTTCCCGTGTTCTCTGTGCGGAGTGTGATGCTCCGATCCCGCCAGCTCGCCGCCGCGCTATTCCCGGCGTGCAGTGCTGTGTGACTTGTCAGGAAATCGCAGAGTTAAAAGGCAAGCACTACAACGGAGGCGTTGTATGAGCACTATCCTGAAATGGGCGGGAAACAAAACCGCCATTATGTCCGAACTGAAAAAATATCTCCCAGCTGGCCCGCGATTGGTTGAACCTTTCGCGGGTTCCTGCGCTGTGATGATGGCAACAGACTATCCTCATTATCTTGTCGCAGATATCAATCCAGATTTAATTAATCTGTATCGTTCTATTGCAGAAGATACAGAAAACTTTATTAATCTTGCTAAGGCGGTTTTTGAAAGTTTTATTGTCGCTGAAAATTATTATCGTGTGCGTGAAGCGTTTAACCACGATCCGCAATTAGACCGACTGCACCGTGCTGTATATTTTCTTTATCTAAACCGCCATTGCTATCGTGGGTTATGCCGCTACAACCTAAGCGGTGTATTCAACGTCCCTTTCGGTAATTATAAAAAGCCGTATTTTCCTGAGAGTGAAATTCGCGCATTTGCTGAGAAAGCGAAGCGAGCCACCTTTGTTTGCGCTAACTACGAAGAAACGTTGTCTTTGTTGCAGACGGGCGATGTGATTTATTGCGACCCTCCTTATGACGGGACTTTTAGTAATTACCACACTGCCGGTTTTACAGAGGACGATCAGTATCGCCTGGCGTCTATTCTTGAGCGCCGCGCGTCAGAAGGCCATCCGGTCATAGTTTCAAACAGTGACACCTCACTTACTCGCTCCCTTTATCGGAATTTCACCCATCACCGCCTTACCGCAAACCGCAGTATGGGCGTTGCGGCTGGTGACGGTAAGTCTGCCGTGGAAATCATTGCTACCTCAAAATCGTGTCACTGGCTTGGATTTGATCCTGCAACCGGACCTGACTGCAGCGTGAAGTATGAGGTGCAGGCGTGAGGGCAACGGCGTTTATTCGTGCTTACATTATAGGGTGTCAGAATGTCTGACACCGTTTTCCCCTACGCATGGAACGCCCCGCGCCCTGCAATCGGTGGTTTTAAGCAAGCCGATGCGGCGCCGGGGATCATGTATCTGACGCCGGACGGCAATCGCAAGCGTTTGACGATTGCCGAACTGGCAGAAACGGATGAAGCACCAGACCGGGGCCGGGCGGTTCGTCGTCGCCTGGCTTCGCTGCCTCATTTTGTCCGTCGTATGTATGCTCAAAAACTTGAACAGGTAGACCGTAAAGGCAAACAAGCGGCTGATGCCTGGCTTATCAATACCTTTGAACGATTCGTTCTGAGTCGCATAGATCAGGTCAATGAGCAATATCTGCCGCAGGGGGTTATGCCTGCGGGTTTGTTGCCTCTGCGTGAACAATTCTGGCGCCTGCTTTGGGCTGGCAAAAGAGAGCTGAAACGACTGGCGCATAACCTTGCTGACCTGTTGGGTAGCGAGTTTAACCGCGAGTTTGATTTCCAGATGGCCCGCACGTCCGATCCCCATTTCTCCACCCTTTCAGGTTATGGCCGCATGGGGTTTCTTGCCAATCACCTCAAAACGTCGGTCCCGTGCTGGACGGCCTACTGCAAAGAAGAACTGGAGGCGGAAGACGCACTGAGAGCAGTGGCCCGCCTGCAGTCTCCGCAGTGGTGGCTTAATCGTCTGCGCCGTATGCATGCTCGCTGGCGTGAGCATCTGATGGTTGCGGCCGGGTATGTTCACAAAAAATCCGCACCGTACTGCAGTGACCCATGTTTGCAGGAATGGACGGCGCAAAAGAAAGCCAACCGCGAATTTCTGAAAGCGATGGAGCTGGAAGATGAGGACACCGGAGAGCGCGTATCGCTGATTGATAAAGTGGCCGGCAGCGTTGCCAACCCAGCCAACCGACGCCGTGAACTGATGGCGCGCATGCGTGGGTTCGAAGATTTAGCGAGTGAGGCCGGGCTGGCCGGGGCGTTCTTCACGCTTACCGCTCCATCCAAATACCACTCAATGCAGTACGACGGGCGCCGGAACAACAAATACAGCGGCGCGTCACCGCGTGAAACGCAGAAATATCTTTGCAAAGTATGGGCGCGCACGCGTGCGGCCTGGCTGCGCAATGGTATTCGCGTGTTTGGCTTTCGCGTTGTTGAGCCTCACCACGACGAAACCCCGCACTGGCACCTCCTGCTTTTCATGCGCCCGGAGCATATCGAACCGGCAACAGCAATCTTTCGTAAGCACGCCATGCGTGAGGATGGGAATGAGCCTGGCGCCGCTGAAAACCGCTTCGAAATGAAACCCATCGAGAAAGAGAAGGGCAGCGCAACGGGCTATATCGCCAAATACATTTCAAAAAATATTGATGGCTATCAGCTTGATGACGATCTGGATGATGAAACCGGCAGGCCTCTGAAAGAAATGGCCCGCCGCGTAAGTGCCTGGGCGTCTCGCTGGGCGATCCGTCAGTTCCAGCAAATAGGCGGCGCACCGGTAACTGTTTGGCGTGAATTACGTCGCCTCGGTGATCGTGAGCTGGTCCTGCACCCGGAAATTGAGCCAGTGCGTCAGGCCGCCGACAGCAGCGCGTGGGATTTGTACGTGAGTGCGCAGGGTGGTCCGCTGGTTCCCCGTGATCTCCTGCGCGTGCGCCTCAGCTATGAAGTAACTGAAAACGGCAACCTCTACGGGGATGACGTCTCCAAAATTTCCGGCGTTTATTCCCCGATCCGTGGGCCGGAATCGCTGATTCATACGCGCACTACCAAATACAAAATTGTGCCGAAACGTCAGGCCGACGGCGTTTCCGGTTTTGACCTTGATTTTTCAGGCGGCCCCGCCGCCCCTCGGAGTTCTGTCAATAACTGTACGCGGGAGCCGCGGGAGGTTGAAAAACGCGCCGATCCTGGCGGCACGGTCATGAATGACTGTGTCAGCTGGGCGGATATGGGCTCTTTATCCCGGAAAGAAAAACGGGTGATAGCGCAGCGGCTGAGCGAAGCGGCAAAGGCATGCAACAAGCGCGTAAAAGTGAGGCCAAAAGCCAGCCCTATGACGGAGAAGGAAAAGCAAATTAGTGAGCTGCTGGCTCTGCGTGGCGTGGATGCCAGTGCCGGAATGGTCCGTTCGTTGATTTCTGGCGCGGTGGTTGCCTTTGGCGATCAGGTGTTAACGGTTGATGAAGGGCGCCTTACTGTCCGAAATCGTGCTGCGGCAGGTGTTGAGCGTCTGCCGTCCCAGATTGTGGAGATTAAACAGCAGGCGGATGACCTTCTGAACCGAATGAAGCATGCATTTTCAGCGCGGAAATAGCCCGTGATCAACATGGTCAGGTCTGACGGTGTGGTACCGCGTTCCGTCATTCACCGTCAGAAATGACAGTGCTGGCCATTCATCGAGTAACGTCATTTTTGACTGTGCTGCAGGTGAATTAAAACAAAATCAGGAGTTGAGGAAAACATACATGAGCTATCTGGGAAGCAAGGCCGCAAGCGGTGTTTTTCAAAAGATTATTGCGGAAATGCCGCCGCATGATACCTACATTGAGACGCACCTGGGCGGTGGCGCTGTCATGTTGCGTAAGCCACCGGCCCGCCGCAATTGGGGTATTGATATTGATCCCCTGACGGTTGAGGCGTTCTGCCAGGGCAATGCTGATTTCCTTGATGCCGTGGGCGATAGCCTTTTTATCGATGTTGTCGATGCGGTGCAGTTTTTAAGGGACTTCGATTTTTCCTCCGCCGGTCGTGTGCTGGTTTACGCAGACCCTCCCTATCTGCATGAAACGCGCACCAGTGCCGCGCGTTATCGCAATGAATATACCGTTGCCGATCATGAGCGGCTGCTGGCCTGCCTTAAAAGCCTGCCAAAAAATGCCAGTGTAATTTTGTCCGGCTACCCATCAGCGCTTTATGACGAACTGTTAACGGGCTGGCGCCAGAAAGAATTTCAGGCCATGACGCGCGGGGGTGTGCGCACAGAGAAAATCTGGATGAATTACCCGGAAGGGCGGGTCTACTCGCACACCTTTGCGGGTAAGGATTACAACGACAGGGAGCGCATTAAACGCAAGGCGAAGCGCTGGCGCGAAAAGTTCGCAGCTTTGCCCCATGCTGAGCGACTGGCAATAATGACGGCACTGAGTGAAGTTAATGATTAACCTCAGTAAACAGACTCATCTGATTGATTGATAAAAAATATTTTACAACCTCAAAATCCTCATATACTGTATTTATAAACAGTGGATATACATACAGTTGTCAGTGTCTCTTCCTGGGGATTCTGGCTGGTTTATCCCGTAGTGAGGATAGGAGGGAAAATGCAGGACTATCTTTTGGAGTCGTTGAAACTCCAGCGTATTGATTTCTTTATCAAGCTTGTAGCGGCTAGTGATTGTAGCGAAGAAGAGAAACGCCTTGCGATCCAGTGGGTGTCGGAACTGACGGACGAGCTGATGGCGAAAATTCGTAACCATGATTACGGCCAGGCGATGGACGTTATCAACTAAAGGGGGCTTTATGCGCATTGAAATAATGATCGATAAAGAGCAGAAAATAAGCCCGGCAACACTGGAAGTCCTTGAATCCGAGCTTTACCGAAATTTGTGCCCTCACTATCCTAAAACGGCAATTCGTATCCGCAAAGGCAGCGCCAACGGCGTTGAGCTGAGCGGGTTAAAACTGGATGAAGACAAAAAGCGAGTGATGGAAATTATGCAGAAGGTCTGGGAAGACGACAGCTGGTTACATTAACGAACGTTGCGGACGATAAAACTGGTTTTTACCGTCCGCAAGGTTGAACAACGAGCCGTGCGAGGCGTTAGTTGATATAGTTATCAGCATATAAAAATAGGCTTCCAAAAGTTTAAAGGTAAGGTTATGACAACTATTAACAAGCATGGGTTATCTAGAACAATTCCAGAACCAGTCAAATTGGAGGTAAGACAGCGCTGTGGGTTCGGTTGTGTTGTTTGTGCTTCTCCCATTGTTGAGTATGAACACGTAATTCCCACATACGCTGATGCAAAGGAACACTCTCCAAATGCAATAGCACTACTTTGTCCCACGTGCCATGCTAAAGTAACTAAACGTCTTTACTCAAAAGAGAAAATAATCAAAGCAATGGAATCTCCTGCAGCCTTACAAAAAGGAAAGGTTGCTGATATATTTGATTTTTCTGATAGGCATCCAACAATAATATTTGGTGGTGCGACTTTTGAATCCTGTACTGTACCGATAATGTTTAAAAATGAGCCATTGTTAACTATTGAAAAAGAAAATAATGCCTTTCTTATTTCGGGTAGATTTTACGATAGTCAAGGTGTTGTTAATCTTGAATTAGTTAAGAATGAGTGGATTTGTAGTGCAAAACATTGGGATGTTCAGGTCGTGGGGCCAAGAATAACTATTATAGAAAAAAAGAAAGGTCCTCGTTTAATTATTAAAGTTGATGCACCTGAGAGATTGATTGTGGAAAGATTAGATATGTTGGTTAAGGGGACAAGGATTGTAGGAGATGAACACAAGCTAAGAGTAGGTCCACATCAATTTCACAACTGTGGGGCTTCAAATTGCAATATTGGTTTCTGCTTCGACTAACCAAGGTTGATCAAAAGGCTATTTCCTAAAAGTTAAGGTTTTCGTACATTTTAGTCAACGCATGTCTATGCCGCATGAAATCGCATGATCGTTTGTGGATCGTTTTGCTGAGGCCCGCCAGAACTGGCGGGCTTTTGCTTATGTCATGCAGGTGCATGAAAACCACTTCACAAAGCGGGCAGGCGTGGCGGGGCTACGAGCGCGCGGTTTTGGGGTTAATGGCGTTTTTGGCGCCTCAATGTTGGACGGGCATGGTCATTTTTTGGGGCTGGTCGTGCGCGCCTGCGTCGTGGTGAGGCGCTGCGTTTCGTCGTGAGCTGCCAGGTGGCGAAAGCGCAGGGCCGCTCAGCGAGGCGCTGAGGCGCTCTGATGGTGAGGCAGGGTACAAGGAAATAAAAAAACCGCCCGGGGAAGGGCGGTTGATATCAAAGGTTGGCCCGGTGGGCGTCAGTCTTCATCGGTCAGGTAGGGGTCAAAGCGTATCACCTCATCACCCAGCCACTCGTTAACTTCTTTGATGCGGCCCTGCAGGGGGGTAAGTTCGTTGCGAACGAAAACGCGCGCCGCTTTTTCCACATCGCCAAACCCGCCGGTATTCGTTGGAATAATCCCCATTAGCTGCGGCGGCACGCGGTGAGCTGCCAGCATGTCATCACGGCTCACATTCTTGATGTTAAGAAACTCATCTTTCGCTGCGACTTCTGACAGCGGGATGATCTGAATGCCGTCTTTCTTGCCGTTGGGGCTGTACATAAACAGGTTGCGGAAGTTGCCTGGCCCTTTCGATTTTTTCAGCGCTTCGCGTATGTTGTCCACGTCTTTCTGATCGGCGGCGGGGTCGCTCATGTACATGATAAAACCAGCATGGCTACCGTTTAGGTAATACTTACGGCGAAACAGCGTGGCCGATTCATTCAGCAGGGCGGAGGGAATAGCGGAGAGGTATTCCGGCATCCCGTAAAGCTCCTGGTTAACGTCGGGTTCCATCAGGTGAAACACGCTTCCCTCATCGAACTGATAGGGCTGTGAGTTGTAGCCATACTGTGCAAACCAGTAGGTGTCCGGGTCAATGCCACGACGGGTATATTTGGCAAGCGAGGCGCGCAGCTCCATGATCTGCCCTAACCGGTTCATGCGTTTTTCAAGGTAGGCATTACCGAATACCAGAAAGTCCTGGGCGAACCGGGAAAAGGCTTGTTTAGACAGCCAGCGGTGAGGGATGAAGGTACTGGTAAGAATATTGCGTTTTACCTGAATAGCGCTGGAGTGATGCACGGCGGCGCGGTAAGTTCGCGCCAGGCCATCCATGCTGATCGGTGGTTCGTACCAGTGGTCTACCTGCACGCACTCCAGGTAATCAAATAACTCCCGGCGGTCCATCACGGGGATCGGATCGCCAAACGTAAACGCCTCCGCATGTGCATTACTGACCATGTTGGCCGTATCGGTGGCGGTCTGGCCGCGCGGTGCCTTGCTGCGGTTTTTGCGGTTAGCCATTAAAAAATCTCCACGATGTTGCTGGTACTGGCGGAAGCTCCTGCCAGTGGTTCGTTATAAAGTGCGTGCATGGTTGCCCAGGCTAAATCCGCGTGGCTGGCTTCCTCTGTGCGGGCTGCTTCGTAGGTTGGCCGGTTGCCGCTGGCGGTGGTTGAACGGCGAATGGACATAAAGGACTGCGCGATATCCAGCATCCCCGCGTCAAACTCCAGACGGCGCCCGCTGATGATGTCGTAGGCTTTAAGCACCAGGGCATTTTTTACGGTCGGGTTGTAGACAAACTCACGCGCGGCAGGGAAAAACTGCTTAACCGTTTTGTAAACGCCATCGCCAACGCCGGTCGAGTCAATGCCGATGTAGGTCACGTTGTAGCGTCTGGTGATTTCCTCAATCGCTGAAGCCTGGGCGCGAAAGTCCATCCCGCGCCACTGGTGACGCTCAAGGATACGGAATTTACCGCCGGGGACGACGGGAGGCGCGATGACCACGCAACCGGCGCTGTCACCGTTCTGCGTTCCTTTTGCCGGGTCATAGCCGATCCAGACAGGGTGGTATGCAAACGGACGCAGTAAAAGCGGTTCGAAATCGTCCCACACATCCCAGCTGTCAACCATGCAGGACTGCAGCAACGCCAGCGGGAACACGGACGCCAGGTCGTCAACAAACTGACACATCAGCAGGTTGTTATATTCGTCCGGGCTGTACTCCAGGCGCAGCTGGTTCAGGTCGAAAAGGTTACACCCGCCGTTTACGGCATCCTCAATGGTGACTATCTGGCGGTACTGGCCGTCAGGGCACAAAACGCCGTGCGCCAGGCTACTGTGAGAAAGGTCAAATTCTACCCTGTCGGCTTTCGGGCGCCCTTTATTGAACAGGGCACCAGACCAGAACGGGTAGGCGCTGTGTGTCAGGCTTGAAGGTGTAGAGAAATAGGTCTGACGCCATTTTTTGTGCAGCGCCATACCGGAGGCCACCTTGCGCAGCTCCTGGAATTTCGGTATCCAGAAATACTCATCAAGATACAGATTGCCGTGGTAGCTCTGCGCGGTACGGGCATTTGTACCGAGGAAGTAAAGACAGGCGCCGTTAGGCAGCACCATCGGATCGCCTTTCAGCTCAACGTCAACCTCTTTTGCGAAGTCAATGATGTACTGTTTAAAAACGTGCGCCTGCGCTTTACTCGCTGACAGAAAGATTTGATTTCGCCCCGTGGTCAGGGCGTCTATTAGCGCTTCACGGGCGAAATAGTAGGTTGCACCGATCTGGCGTGACTTTAAGAGGTTGCGGATACGGTGTTTGATACCAGCGTCCCACCAGTGGCGCTGGTACTCGAACATACCGGCGCGGAAAATCTCTTCCAGCTTTTCGATCTGTTCGTCGGTAAACAGGTTTTTTTCCGGCGGTTTGCGCGGGCCTTTATTGCGGTTGGCCACGTTGGGGTTCAGGTCTGCTTCATTCCCGCCATTGTTAAATTTGCCGATCCTGGCCTGTCGTTCTGACTGACGCGCCAGCAGGTCAATTTCTTTAAAATCCTTTCCTTCCTTCTGCTCCTTCATGACGAGCTGGCAGTAACGTGCGGCGGTGGTGAGCTGCATCTGATCCAGTGGGCCATATTCGCCCCACTTATCGCGTTTTTTCCAGCTGTGAACGGTTGCAACTTTCTCGCCCAGCATTTCAGCAATGCGGGCTACGCGGTATCCCTGAAAGTACATCAGCATTGCCTGACGACGGGGATCGAGGTCTGCGGGGGTCAGTGTTGTCATGGCACAAACATACGGCCTCAAATCAGCACTTTCCCCGGCTTCGCATTGTGTGGGAGTTCGCACAAGCCCAACGCGTTGTTTACACTCGCCCATCACCGCAAACATAAGGCTCTGAACGTGTTACGAACTAACTAACCGGAGCCGGACCGATGGCAAAAAAATCTAAGCGTTTTCGTATTGGGGTCGAAGGGGCCACCACTGACGGGCGCGTTATTGAACGTGACTGGATCACCCAGATGGCGGCGAGCTATAACCCGCAGGTATACACCGCGCTGATCAATATGGAACACATCAAGGGTTTTACCCCTGATGGGCCTTTCCGTCGTTTTGGCATGGTGGAAAAACTGGAAGCGGAAGAAATCACCGAAGGGGCTTTGTCCGGGAAGATGGCGCTGTATGGCTGGATTGCCCCGACGGACGATCTGGTCACCATGACCGGTAACTGGCAGAAGCTTTTCACCTCAATGGAAGTTAACACCAGCTTTGCCGATACCGGCTCCGCTTATCTGGTTGGTCTGGCGGTTACTGACGATCCGGCAAGCCTCGGCACTGAAATGCTGCAGTTCAGCGCCAGCGCAGAACATAACCCCCTGGCGCGCCGCAAGCTGGACAAAGACAACCTGTTTACCGCTGCTCTTGAAACGCTGATCGAGTTTGAGGACGTGCCGGAAAAAACCAGCCTGTTTACCCGCGTGAAAGAGCTGCTGTCCCGCAAAGGCGCCGATGATAACGCCCGCTTTGCTGATGTTAATCAGGCTGTTGAAACCATCGCGCGTGAGCATCAGACGCTGGCGGAGCAGGTCAGCACCCATCAGGCCGATTTCAGCAACAAGCTGAGCGATATGCAAAAGGTTGTTGATGAGACAACCAGCGCACTCTCCACCCTGCGTGAGCAGCTTTCCACCCAGGACAGCCGCAGCGAACGCCGCCCTAATGCGACCGGCAATAACGGCGCAGAACAAACCACCGATTGCTGACGGAGCAAAAGCACAATGAAAAAAGAGACACGTTTTAAATACAACGGCTATCTGACGCAGCTCGCCAAACTCAACGGCGTATCTGTGAGCGATATCGCCTCGAAATATACGGCTGAGCCGTCAGTGGCGCAGACGCTGGAAACGAAAATCCAGGAGTCTTCCTCGTTCCTGCAGAAAATCAACATTATCCCGGTTGATGAGCAGTCCGGCGAGCGTCTGGGGCTGGGTATTGGTTCCAGTATTGCCGGAAATACTGATACCACACAGAAAGACCGTGAGCCCGTTGATCCGACTTACATCGATGGTGAAGGGTACAAGTGTACCCAGACCAACTCTGATACGGCGCTGCCCTATGCGAAGCTGGATTTATGGGCCAAATTCCAGGACTTCCAGACGCGTATCCGTGACGCCATCATTACCCGCCAGGCGCTTGACCGCATCATGATCGGCTTCAACGGCGTGAAGCGTGAGAAAACGTCTGACCGCGCGACCTATCCACTGCTGCAGGATGTGAATATCGGCTGGCTGGAAAAAATCCGCCAGGAGAAACCCGTTCAGGTTCTGGACAAAATCGTGTCCGAAGGCGAGGTGGTTTCACAGACTATCCGTGTCGGTAAAGGCGGCGATTTCCTGAATCTGGACGCGCTGGTTATGGGCGCCGTGAATGAGAAAATCGCGCCGTGGTATCAGGAAGATACGGAGCTTGTGGTTATCGTCGGGCGCCAGTTACTGGCGGATAAATATTTCCCGATTGTCAACCGTGACCAGCCAAACAGCGAAACGCTGGCGGCAGATCTTATCGTCAGCCAGAAGCGTATCGGCAACCTCCCGGCCGTTCGTGCGCCGTTCTTCCCGGCGAATGCCATGCTGATCACCCGCCTGGATAACCTGTCTATTTACTGGCAATCAGGCTCCCGCCGCCGTTCGGTCATCGACAATCCGAAGCGTGACCGCGTGGAGAACTTCGAGTCCGTTAACGAGGCGTATGTTGTCGAAGATTACGACGGCGTTTGCCTGGTTGAGAACATCGAACTGTTGCCCGTGCAGGCAGGTGGCAATGCCAGCCCAGCGCTGACGACTGAAAACATCCAGGAAATCGTCACGGCAGCGGTGAAAGGTGCGCTTGATGCGCAGGCAGCTGGCGGTGCTGGCGGTGCTGGCGGTGCTGGCGGTGCTGGCGGTGCTGGCGGTGCTGGCGCCGGAGCGTGATAAATGAATCCGTTCCGTGCTCACACTCAGTATGTACAGGCACAGGATGCCGCCCGGCAGGGCGGCAGTAATGCCAGCCTGACGGGCTACAACCAGATGCTGTTACAGCTGACAGAACACCGCAGGCGCCTTAAAACCGTCCAGTCAAATGAGCGCAAGGCTCAGCTCAAACGTGAGTTTCTTCCCGCTTATGCCTCATGGATTGCCGGTTTACTGGATGCTGACGCGTCAGGCCAGGACGACGTGGCGATGTACGTCATGATCTGGCGCATTGATGCCGGAGACTATACCGGCGCGCTGGACATTGCCCGCCATGCCATTAAACACGGATGGGTCCTGCCGCAGCGCTTCAACCGGACCTGCGGGACCGCTGTTGCCGAAGAGTTTGCCGACGCGGCAATGCGCGCTTTTTCTGCCGGTGAATCATTCAGTGCCGCCATTCTTACCCAGGTGCTCGATATCGTTGAAGGTCAGGATATGCCGGATCAGTCCCGCGCCCGACTTCATAAGGCGATGGGCTACGCGCTGCGGGATAACGATCAGGCAGTGGCGGCACTTAACCATCTGAAGCGTGCCCTGCAGCTGGATAACAGTTCTGGCGTCAAAACCGAAATCAACAAGCTTGAAAGCCGATTGCGACAGGCAATGTCGGCTTAACGAATCGTGCCAACGCGCGGGGCGGCACGGGGTGGCGACAGGCTTTATGCCGCGTCAAAACCCCGTCCACCGCCCAACTATTTGGGAGTGCCAGAAATATGCAATTCGTTTCGCCGGAACAGGCCGGGGAAAGTACCCAGGACGTTATTAAAAACACCAGTTTCTGGCCTGATGTCAGGGTTTCAGAGTTCCGCCGTGATATGCGCATGGATGGGAGTGTCACCGATCCGCGCCTGCGTCTGGCGTTGCTGACAGCGATTGCTGAAGTTAACGCCGATCTTTATGAGTTCCGCGAGAAACAACGGGCGCAGGGGTATGCGAGCCTGGCCGACGTCCCTGCAGATGTGATCGACGGCGAAAGCCAGCGGCTCATGCTGTATCGCCGTGCGGTGTTTTGCTGGGCAAAAGCAAACCTGGTTGAGCGCTATCGCGATTTTGACGCAACCGGCGACGGAAGCAAGAAAGCCGAAGATATTGAAACAACCTTAGGCGAGCTGTGGCGCGATGTGCGCTGGGCGGAGTCCCGCCTGCGCGATATGCCGCATATGACGGTGGAGCTGATTTGATGAAAGTGCGTGCGCATCAGTATGACACGGTGGACGCACTCTGCTGGCGCCATTACGGGCGCACGCAGGGAGTCACTGAACAGGTGCTGCAGGCGAATCCGGGGCTGGCTGAATATGGCCCCTTTTTACCGCACGGGCTGCAGGTGGAGCTGCCGGACATTACGGCGTCAACCACTGCGCAGACTGTCCAGTTATGGGACTGAACTATGACGCTTGAACGAATCAGCGCCTTTATCACTTACTGCGTTGCCCTGCTTCTGGCATGGCTCGGCGATTTGTCTCTTAAAGATGTATCGACCATTACCGGTCTTGCGCTGGGGATTATTACTGCAGCGGTGACCTGTTATTTACGCTGGAAAGCCTACCAGCTGCTGCGGGACGGCAGAATATCCAGGGGGGAATATGAGTCCTTCAATCGTTAAGCGTTGCCTGGTCGGCGCGGTGCTGGCGATTGCCGCCACGCTGCCGGGCTTTCAGTCGCTTCATACCTCCGTCGAGGGGCTGAAACTGATTGCTGACTTCGAAGGGTGCCGCCTGCAGCCATACCAGTGCAGCGCCGGGGTCTGGACTGACGGGATCGGCAATACGTCCGGGGTAGTGCCGGGCAAAACCATAACGGAGCGACAGGCCGCGCAGGGGCTGATTAATAACGTGTTGCTGACGGAAAAAAGGATTGAAGCCTGCCTGCAGGTTAAGCCACCTCAGCATGTTTACGATGCCCTAATTAGTATCGGCTTTAATGTCGGAACGGGGGCAATCTGCCGGTCAACAATGGTTTCTTACATCAATCGCCAGCAATGGTGGCAGGCGTGCAACCAGCTCCCCCGCTGGATTTATGTAAATGGTCAAAGGAGTAAAGGGCTCGAAAACAGGCGCGCCCGTGAGCTTGCCTGGTGTCTTAAAGGGGCAGGGGCATGACGCGCGCGCTGGCGGTGATCCTGGCTCTGGTGCTGGCATTGCTGGGCTGGCAGTCATGGCGGCTTAACAATGCCGGTCACACCATCGGGACGCAGGCTGAGGCGCTTAAAAATAACAAGCAGGAGCTGGCGAAGAAAAACAGCCAGCTCATCAGTCTGTCCATTCTTACTGAAACCAACAGCCGGGCGCAGACGCAACTTTATGCTGCAGCGGAGGAGACTTCCGCGCTGTTGCGGAGTCGCCAGCGCCGGATCGAGGAGCTAAAACGTGAAAACGAGGATTTACGCCGCTGGGCTGACACTCCTTTGCCTGCTGACATTATCCGGCTGCGGGACCGCCCGCCCCTCGCCGGAGGTGCAGCTTACCGTGAGTGGTTGTCCAAAAGTGACGCAGTGCCGCCTGGACAGGTCAGCGCCGCGCAGTAATGGGGATTTGAACCAGGTGCTGGATGAGGCTGAGGCCGCCTGGGCTGCATGTGCCGACAAAGTGGACACGATCATAGCGTGTCAGGAGCGAGACAGTGAACAAGCCGCAGTCCTTACGCAACGCCCTGAATAAATCGGTGGCGTATGTCCGTGACAATCCGGACAAATTGCACCTTTTTGTTGATAACGGTTCGCTGGTCGCAACCGGCGCCCGTTCAATGTCATGGGAATATCGCTACACCCTGAACGTGGTGATTGAAGATTTTAGCGGCAACCAGAATTTAGTGATGGCGCCCGTGCTGCTCTGGTTAATGACCAATCAACCGGACGCCATCAACAACCTGGAGCTGCGCGAAAAACTTTTTACCTTTGACGTCGATATCCTGAGCAACGATCTGTGTGATATCAGCCTCAATCTGCAGCTCACGGAGCGCGTGATTGTCAGCACAGACGGCACCGTATCGAGCGTTGAAGCGGTGCCGGAACCCGACGTACCAGAAGAAATGTGGACGGTGAAACGTGGATGACCTGCAGAGGGTGGATGACTGGCTGGCGGCCCTGCTGGCGAATCTGGAACCGGCAGCCCGCAACCGTATGATGCGACAACTGGCGCAGGAGCTGCGCCGGTCGCAACAGCAAAATATCAGGCTGCAGCGCAATCCAGACGGCACCGGCTTTGAGTCGCGCCGGGTGACGGCCAGAAGTAAAAAGGGGCGCATCAAGCGCCAGATGTTCGCCAAATTGCGCACCACTAAATACCTGAAGACCGCAGCCACTGCGGACTCTGCCAGCGTGCAGTTTGATGGGAAAGTCCAGCGTATCGCCCGTGTTCACCATTATGGTCTGCGTGATCGAGTCAGACGCAACGGCCCGGAGGCCCGGTACCCGGCACGCCGTCTTTTGGGTGTGAATGATGAGGTGGAAACCATCACCCGTGACACGCTGTTGCAATGGTTAACAAGATGACAAAAGGTTATATTAGTTTTATCTCTCTGAGTCTTTCATTCTTTATTATGTAAGTGCCTTTTTCAGAAGTTAATTCTCCACCGCATTCGCATGGAGATGAATGTGTAATATGACCATTAACAGTTAAGTCTTTTACCCCATCAAAGGTTGGGATGATTTTTTGATCCTTGCCACATTGAACACATTTAACGGATAGTTCGGGTAAATCGTACGAAGGGTATATTGTAGAAGTGATATCTTCAGGTGCGACATAATATCCAAGCAAAGGATATCCTCTGCTATCTGATACTTCTCTATAGGTGTTTGTGATCCCCGCAATGAGCGCTAACACTTCGTCAAATGCATCTTCGTTTCGCATGGAAATCCATTGGCCTTCATTTTCATAAGAATACTCGCGTCCGGCGACGCATATAGCACTAAGGTAATGCTCTTCTTTACCATATACTTTTTTATACCGTTCTGCTTCGGCTATTCCATTGGGTTTTAAGTCAGTATTCAATGCGAAAATCACTGCGCGAGGTTTGCTAATTGAATGATGAATTCTATTCCCTTCGGTGTTTAACTTTCCGGGAAGATACTTAAATGTTGTATTTATTGTTTTTGCGCTGCGTTCTGCGATTGAAAGCTCTCGTGAATTTAAGGTTGTTTTGACCTCGATAGTATATAAAACAGATTCTATTGGGAATATTCCAACATTATTATCAAAAAGTACAGGGGGAAGTATTTCTTTGTTATAGATAATAATGTCAATTTGTGGGGAAGACGGGGTTCCAAAAGCATCGATTATTTGCCCAGTCCCGACACCTATATCTGCGGGTAAAAGCGGTCGAAAAAGCTGACTAAGTAAGATTTCAAGAACGCTCCCTTTTACCCCCTGATGTGTCATACAGGCTGCGGCTCTGGCTTGGGCGATAGCTGAAGTTACCTTTCCACGTAGTAAAGCTTGGTATGGGTTTTTATTTTTCATTTTGAAATAACCAATCGTTCATGATGTTGGGGACTATTTTAATCCGTAATTGTGCCAGGAACTATACAAAGTGGTCATTAACCATCCCACACACGATTAATGGCAATCTAATACCATGAACGCACATCTGACAGAAATCATGCGCCTAATCACCAACCTGATCCGCACCGGCACCGTAACCGAAGTGGACCGGGAAAACTGGCTGTGCCGGGTGAAAGTGGGTGAGCTTGAAACCAACTGGATTAACTGGCTGACACTGCGCGCAGGCGGTGCCCGTACATGGTGGTGTCCGTCGCCGGATGAGCAGGTGGTCGTGCTGAGTATGGGCGGCAATCTGGAAACCGCTTTTGCCTTACCTGCGATCTATTCCAACCAGTTCGCGCCGCCGTCGGACTCCGTGGACGGATGCATAACGGAATACCCGGACGGTGGATGGTTTGAATATGAACCCGCGACCGGCCGCTGGCATGTGCGGGGTATCAAATCCATGGTGATCGAGGCGGCAGATAACATAACCCTGAAAACGGGGGAGTTTGTGGTGGAAGCAAGTAACACGCGCATAAACAGCGAGGTGGTGATCAATGGTGGCGTCACCCAGGGCGGCGGCGCCATGAGTTCTAACGGGATCGTACTCGATAAACACGGTCATACCGGCGTTAAGTCCGGCGGCGATACATCGGGAGGTCCTGTATGACGCTGTATATCGGTATGAATCAGGGCAATGGCAAAGCCATTTCTGATGCAGACCATTTGCGGCAGTCGGTCAGGGATATTCTGCTGACTCCCCAGGGAAGCCGTATAGCCCGCCGGGAATATGGTTCCCTGCTGTCAGCATTGATTGACCAGCCCCAGAACCCGGCGCTGCGCCTGCAGATTATGGCGGCTGTTTACGTATCGCTGAGTCGCTGGGAGCCTCGGCTTACGCTGGATTCCATCACCATCAACAGCAGCTTTGACGGCTCCATGGTGGTTGAGCTAACCGGGAAGCGCAATAACGGCGCGCCTGTTTCTCTTTCGGTATCAACAGGAGCAGACAATGGCAGTCATTGACCTTTCCCAGCTCCCCGCGCCGCAAATCGTTGACGTGCCGGACTTTGAATCCCTTCTGGCTGAGCGTAAGGCCGCCTTTGTGGCCCTGTATCTGGCAGATGAACAGGACGCGGTGCGGCGCACGCTTGAGCTGGAATCTGAACCCATCACCAAACAACTGCAGGAAAACACGTACCGGGAAATCCTGCTGCGCCAGCGTATCAACGAGGCGGCGCAGGCGGTCATGGTGGCTTATGCCATGGGCGGCGATCTCGATCAGATGGCGGCCAACTACAACGTGAAGCGGCTGACGGTTACGCCTGCCGATAACGACGCGGTGCCGCCGGTCGCAGCGGTAATGGAAAGTGACGAGGCGTTGCGCCTGCGTGTTCCTGCTGCATTTGAGGGGCTGTCCGTTGCGGGGCCAACGGCGGCTTATGAGTTTCACGCTAAAAGCACGGACGGGCGAGTCGCTGACGCCAGCGCAACCAGCCCGGCACCGGCGGAGGTGGTGCTTACCGTACTGAGTCGTGAGGGCGACGGAACGGCAGCGGCGGACCTGCTGGCGGTGGTTGAACAGGCGCTTAACAGTGAGAACGTGCGGCCGGTTGCTGACCGTCTGACGGTGCGCAGCGCTGAAATTATTCCGTACAGCGTGGATGCAACGATCTTTCTTTACCCGGGGCCAGAAGCTGAGCCGGTGATGGAGGCGGCAAAGGCCAGCCTGCAGAAATATATCGCCAGCCAGACGAGGCTGGGGCGCGATATTCGCCGCAGTGCTATTTATGCCGCGCTGCATGTTGAAGGTGTACAGCGTGTTGAGCTGGCCTCGCCGCTCGCTGATGTGGTGCTGGATAAGACACAAGCCGCTTCATGTACGGAATGGAGCGTAACCAACGGGGGAACGGATGAATAGTCTGCTTCCTCCTGGTTCATCGGCGCTTGAGCGCCGCCTGGCGCAGACCTGCAGCGGAATTTCCGATCTGCAGGTGCCGCTGCGCGATTTATGGAACCCGGCAACATGCCCGGTCAAGTTTCTGCCGTATCTGGCGTGGGCCTTTTCGGTGGATCGCTGGGACGAAGGATGGGCGGAGAGCGTGAAGCGCCGCGTGGTGCAGGATGCGTTCTATATCCATCAGCACAAGGGCACAACCAGCGCTGTGCGGCGTGTGGTGGAGCCGTTCGGATTTCTGATCCGCATCATTGAATGGTGGCAGACCGGTGAGGCGCCGGGCACGTTTCGCCTGGATATTGGGGTGCAGGACCAGGGCATAACAGAGGAAACCTATCTGGAGCTGGAGCGCTTGATCGGTGACGCCAAGCCGTGCAGCCGCCATCTGATCGGCATGTCCATCAATCTGCAGACCAGCGGCCCCTATTTTGTGGGCGCAGCCACCTACAGCGGCGAAGAAATCACGATCTATCCGTATATCAACGAAACCATTATTTCCGGCGGCACCGCTTATGAGGGCGGGGCGGTCCATGTTATTGACACAATGAGAGTGAATCCATGAGCGCAAAATTTTATACCCTGCTGACGGATATCGGCGCGGCGAAACTGGCAAGCGCCGCCGCGCTCGGTGTCCCGTTGAAAATAACCCAGATGGCTGTTGGTGACGGTAGCGGCGTGCTGCCGACTCCAAACGCGCAGCAGACCGCGCTGGTTGCTGAAAAACGCCGCGCTTCCCTCAATATGCTGTACATCGATCCGCAGAACAGCAGCCAGATTATTGCTGAGCAGGTGATCCCCGAAACCGAGGGCGGTTGGTGGATTCGTGAGGTTGGTCTGTTTGATGAAACCGGCGCACTGATTGCCGTGGGCAACTGCCCGGAGAGCTACAAGCCGCAGCTGGCTGAGGGCAGCGGGCGCACGCAGACCGTGCGCATGGTGTTGATTACCAGCAGCACCGATAACATCACCCTGAAAATTGACCCGGCAGTAGTGCTGGCAACCCGCAAATACGTGGATGACAAGGTGCTGGAGCTTAAGGTGTATGTGGATGACCTGATGGCTAAACACCTTGCTGCGGCAGATCCCCACTCTCAGTATGCGACGAAAGACAGTCCGACATTCACCGGTGCACCAAAAGCGCCGACAGCGGCAGCAGGCAATAATTCCACACAGCTTGCCAACACCGCTTTTGTGCAGGCTTCCATTCTTGCTCTGATTGGAGGTGCGCCGGCAACGCTGGATACGTTGAAAGAGATTGCAGCAGCTATCAATAATGATCCGAATTTTAGTGCCACCATTAATAATGCGCTGGCACAGAAAGCTGCACTTAACAGCCCAACGTTTTATGGTGCCCCGACTGCACCAACGCCAGCAGTTGGCAATAATACCCAACTGCTAGCCACCACAGCATTTGTGCAGTCCGCAATTGCCTCTCTTGTTGGTTCGTCTCCTGAGGCTCTTGATACACTCAATGAGCTTGCCGCAGCGCTGGGTAACGATCCAAATTTTGCTACCACGGTGACAAATTCCCTTGCCGGGAAACAGCCTCTTGATAACACACTATCGAGCCTCAGCGGTAAAAGCGTTTCTCAGCTGCTGCAGTATCTTGGCCTGGGGGATGGACAGGGAAGATTAATCAATGTTCAGAGTTTTACTGCAAGCGGTACATACACCCCGACGGCGGGGACAAAGTTTGTTATTGCCGAAGTGCTTGGCGGTGGAGGTGGTGGCGGAAGTAATGCCGCCACGCCAAGCTCAGGATCTGCAGCCGGTGCCGGAGGTGCGTCAGGGGCATATGCTGTGTGCAGGCATGTGCCAATAGGCCCTGTTAACGTGTTTATCGGATCAGGCGGCGCTGGAGGGATAGCTACTGCCGGGGGGGCAGATGGTAGCTCTGGCGGAACGTCATCTTACGGAGCAGTATCTGCGCCCGGCGGAAGGGGAGGGCCACGTGGACTGCCATTCAATGTTTTCCCTACGGGGGGGAATGTGGCGAATGGTTCAGCATCAGTCACTGGATCGGTCATTGTGGGAACGCCGGGAACCAGTGGTTCATATGGCATTCTTTATTCGGACTCGAATGCTACTGGTGGCGGTGGAGCAAATAGTATTTATGGTGCTGGCGGAGTCGCTATCACCATTAATAGCGGAGGTTCAGGTACTACGCAGGGGGCTGATGCTAGTGGTTATGGTGCCGGGGGAGGTGGTGCTGTATCGGTTCACACTTCAACAGCGTCAAGTTCGCGCGGTGGTAATGGCACTGCGGGCATCGTTATTGTCTGGGAGTACGCATAATGGCAGATTTCGCGGTAATTAAAGCTGGTATTGTGACCAATATTATTGTCTGGGATGGTAAGGGTAGCGACTTCTCAAAAGATATTGACGGTGCGCTGATAGAGGTAGCAGAAGGTGATAGTGCCGGGATTGGCTGGAGCTATGACGGGAATATATTTGCGCCACCACCAGAGCCTGAAAAGACAAAGGCCCAGATGGTTGCAGAAGCTGAAATGGATAAAGAAGGTCGTATCAATTCAGCAAACGACTATATGAACAGTAAGCAGTGGCCGGGAAAAGCGGCTATTGGTCGATTAAAAGGTGATGAGCTGGCTCAATACAATCTCTGGCTTGATTATCTGGATGAGCTGGAGAAGGTTGACACTTCTGAACCGCAGGAAATTATCTGGCCTGAAAGCCCGGAATTATAATTTCATCCCCGCACCTGCGGGGATTTTTTTACCTCTTCCATTGTGCCATTCCTCACACATAGCCCGGTGCGTGCGCCGCGCGCATATCAACCAGAACATAGGCACACCCCCTGTAAACCGGAGAGACTGCCTTATGGCTCAGGATTACCACCACGGGGTGCGCGTTGTTGAAGTCAACGAGGGCACCCGATCCATTACCACAGTGAGCACCGCCATTGTGGGCATGGTCTGCACCGGCGATGATGCTGATGCGTCCATGTTTCCCCTCAATAAGCCGGTCCTGCTGACTGACGTGCTGACCGCAAGCGGTAAAGCGGGCGAGTCCGGCACGCTGGCCCGTTCACTGGATGCGATTGCAGACCAGGCTAAACCCGTGACCGTCGTTGTGCGCGTGGCGCAGGGCGAAACCGAAGCGGAAACCACCTCCAACATTATCGGCGGTGTGACTGCTGACGGTAAAAAAACGGGGATGAAAGCGCTGTTATCTGCGCAGTCACAGCTCGGCGTTAAGCCGCGCATTCTTGGCGTGCCGGGGCATGACACGCAGGCGGTAGCTACTGAGCTGCTGAGCGTGGCGCAGAGTCTGCGCGGGTTCGCCTATCTGTCAGCCTACGGCTGCAAAACGGTAGAGGAGGCCATTGCCTACCGCGCTAATTTTAGCCAGCGCGAGGGGATGCTGATCTGGCCTGATTTCATCAGTTTTGACACCGTGCTGAATGCTGACGCAACGGCTTACGCCTCAGCCCGTGCGCTTGGCCTGCGTGCCAAAATTGACGAACAGACCGGCTGGCACAAATCCCTGTCCAACGTGGGCGTGAACGGCGTCACCGGCATTTCTGCTGATGTGTTCTGGGATTTGCAGGACCCGGCAACCGATGCGGGGCTGCTGAACCAGAACGATGTCACCACGCTGATCCGCAAAGACGGTTTCCGCTTCTGGGGTTCCCGCTGCCTCAGTGACGATCCTCTGTTTGCCTTTGAAAACTACACCCGCACCGCGCAGGTACTGGCTGACACCATCGCAGAAGCGCACATGTGGGCGGTGGATGGCGTGCTTAACCCGTCGCTGGCCCGCGACATTATCGAAGGTATTCGCGCCAAACTGCGCAACCTGAAAACGCAGGGCTACATCATCGGCGCCGACTGCTGGCTGGATGAGTCCGTAAACGATAAAGATTCCCTGAAAGCCGGGAAACTCACTATCGATTACGACTACACGCCGGTACCGCCTCTGGAAAACCTGATGCTGCGCCAGCGCATCACCGATCAGTATCTGCTGGATTTCTCCAGCCAGGTCAGCGCGTAAGGGGACAATATGGCTTTACCACGCAAGTTAAAACACCTGAACCTGTTTAACGACGGGAACAACTATCAGGGGATCGTTGAGTCTCTTACCCTGCCTAAATTCGGCCGCAAGTTTGAAAAGTATCGCGGCGGGGGTATGCCCGGCTCGGCTGATGTTGATCTGGGGCTGGATGATGGCGCGCTGGACACGGAATTTTCAATCGGTGGCACCGAACTGCTGTTATTCAAACAGATGGGTAAATCCACTGTTGACGGTATCCAGCTGCGTTTCACCGGCTCCATTCAGCGTGACGATACCGGCGAAGTGCAGGCCGTTGAGCTGGTTGTGCGCGGGCGACATAAAGAAGTCGATTCCGGCGAATGGAAAACCGGGGAGAGCAACACCACAAAAGTCAGCAGCACCAACAGCTACGCGAAGCTGACCATTAACGGCGAGGTGCTCTATGAGGTTGATGTGATCAACATGATTGAAATCGTTGATGGCGTGGACCTGATGGAAGAACACCGCAACGCCCTGGGCCTCTGATCTACTTTAAAGGCGCGGGCAGCCGCGCCAGTACCTTATTAACAGGAAATGACAATGAGCGAACAACAGACTGAAAAAACCGTACAGCTGGACACTCCAATCAAACGCGGTAAAACCGAAATTGCCGAAATTGTGCTGCGCAAGCCGCAGTCCGGCGCGCTGCGTGGCACCCGTCTGCAGGCGATCATGGATATGGACGTCGGCGCGATGATGACGATTATTCCCCGCATCTCCACGCCTGCGCTGACCGCTCAGGAAATGGCTGAAATGGACCCAGCCGATCTCACCGCGCTGTCGGTTGAGGTGGTCACTTTTTTGTTGAAGAAATCGGTGCTTGCCGGTTTGCCGACAGCCTGACGGTAGAAGACCTGGTGGCTGATATCGCCACCATTTTTCACTGGCCGCCGTCCGTCACTGACGTTATGCCGCTGACCGAAGTGCTGGAGTGGCGGCATAAAGCGATTCAGAGAAGCGGGGCCAGCGATGAGTGACACTAACCTGCGTTTGCAGGTAATTCTAAATGCGGTTGATAAGCTCACCCGCCCATTCCGATCAGCGCAGGCCAGTTCTAAAGAGCTGGCTACCGCCATTCAGCAAAGCCGCGCAAGATTAAAAGAACTGGACGCCCAGGCGGGCCGTATTGACGGTTTCCGCAAGGCAAGCGCGCAGCTGGCCGTCACCGGCAACAGTCTTAAAGCCGCCCACGAAGAAGCGGCGAAGCTTGCCACGCAGTTCTCGGCCACTAACCGGCCGACGGCGGCGCAGGCGCGTCTGCTGGAGCAGGCAAAAAACCGCGTTAACGAGCTGCAGAGCAAATACAACGGCCTGCGTCAGTCGGTGCAGCGTCAGCGTCTTGCGCTCAATGAGGCCGGGCTGGACACCAAAAAGCTGAGCAGTGCGCAGCGGGAGCTGCGGCAGAATGCCGACGAAACCCGGCAGGCGCTGGACCGACAGCAGAAATCCCTTAAGCGCCTGGGCGAGCAGCAGGCCCGCATGAATGCCGTGCGCGATCAGTATTCGCGGCGCCTTGAGGTGCGGGATCGTATCGCGGGCGCCGGAGCAACAACTACTGCCGCCGGGCTGGCGATGGGGGCGCCGGTGATGGCTGCCGTTAAAAGCTATGCCAGCATGGAAGATGCGATGAAAGGCGTGGCAAAGCAGGTTAACGGGCTGCGGGACGACAACGGCAACCGAACAAAACAGTTTTACGACATGCAGGATGCCATCAAGGCCGCCAGTGAACAGCTACCGATGGAGAATGGCGCCATCGACTATGCCGCGCTGGTTGAAGGTGGCGCCCGCATGGGCGTGACAAACCAGAACGATTCTTATGAAGACCAGAAGCGTGACCTGCTGGCCTTTGCATCCACTGCAGCAAAGGCCGCAACGGCATTCGAGCTGCCAGCTGATGAGCTGGCGGAGGGGCTGGGGAAAATCGCGCAGCTGTATAAAGTGCCGACCCGAAATATTGAACAGCTTGGCGATGCCCTGAACTACCTGGACGATAACGCCATGTCTAAGGGCGGCGATATCATCAATGTGCTGCAGCGCATGGGCGGCGTGGCTGACCGGCTTGATTTCCGAAAGGCGGCCGCGCTGGGTTCCACCTTCCTGTCTCTGGGTGCCGCGCCTGAAATTGCCGCCAGTGCATCAAATGCGATGGTGCGCGAACTGTCGATTGCGACCATGCAGAGCAAGCGGTTCATGGAAGGTATGGATCTGCTGAAACTCAATCCAGAAGAGATTGAAAAGCAGATGACAAAGGACGCAATGGGGACCATTCAGCGCGTGCTGGAGAAGGTCAACAAGCTGCCGCAGGATAAACGCCTGTCCGCCATGACGATGATATTTGGCAAGGAGTTTGGCGACGATGCGGCGAAGCTTGCAAACAACCTTCCGGAGCTGCAGCGACAACTGAAACTCACCTCAGGCACTGAGGCTAACGGCTCCATGCAGAAAGAATCCGATATCAATAAGGATTCACTTTCCGCGCAGTGGTTGCTTGTTAAAACGGGCGCGCAGAACGCTTTCAGTAGCCTGGGTGAAACCCTGCGCCAGCCGCTGATGGATATCATGGGGTACGTCAAAAGCGTTACCGGGGCACTGCGTCGATGGGTTGAGGCTAATCCGCAGCTGGCGGGCACGCTGATGAAAGTGGCGGCGGCCACTGCTGCGATCACCGTTGTGCTCGGCACGCTGGCGGTGGCCGTGGCTGCCGTGCTGGGGCCGCTGGCGGTGATCCGTTTAGGCCTGTCCGTGCTGGGTGTAAAAACACTCCCCTCCGTTACGTCTGCAGTGACCCGCACCGGCGGTGCGCTGTCCTGGCTGGTAAATGCGCCGCTTTCCCTGTTGCGCCGTGGCCTGGCTGCATCAGGCAGCAGCGCCGGATTGCTGGCGTCTCCCCTTAACTCCCTGCGCCGTTCTGCCGGGCTTGCTGGTAATGCTCTGAAAGCGCTGTTGCGCGGGGGATTATCCGCAGCCGGTGGCGTGCTGCGTTTTCTGGCGTCCGGCCCGCTGGCCCTCCTTCGCGTTGCGCTGTACGGGATTTCTGGACTGCTGGGCGCCCTGCTTAGTCCGATAGGACTGGTCGTGGCGGCGCTGGCTGGCGTGGCGCTGGTTGTCTGGAAATACTGGCAGCCTATAAGCGCATTTTTAGGCGGAGTGGTTGAAGGATTCAAAGCTGCAGCTGCGCCTATCAGTGCGGCATTTGAGCCACTGCAGCCTGTTTTCCAGTGGATTGGCGACAAGGTAAAGGCGTTGTGGGGCTGGTTTACTGATCTGCTGACGCCGGTTAAATCCACCTCTGCAGAACTGCAAAGCGCGGCTTCGATGGGGCGGCAGTTTGGCGAAGCGCTGGCTGCAGGGCTGAACATGGTCATGCACCCGCTGGATTCGCTTAAATCGGGCGTGTCCTGGCTGCTTGAAAAACTCGGCATTGTCAGCAAGGAGGCGGCCAAAGCGAAGCTTCCTGAACAGATCACACGGCAGCAGCCAGCCACGGTAAACACAGACGGTAAAGTGGTGCTGCCGCCTGGCGGATTCCCGCCGATGGGTTTTGCTGGCATGTACGACAGCGGCGGTACCATTCCGCGCGGCCAGTTCGGCATCGTGGGTGAGAATGGCCCGGAGATTGTGAACGGCCCGGCAAATGTCACCAGCAGGCGGCGTACTGCTGCGCTGGCTTCCGTTGTCGCGGGCGCCATGGGTGTGGCTGCGGCTCCTGCTGAAGCCTCGCCGCTGCATCCCTATAGCCTGCCAGCTATAGAGTACAAACAAAGCCAGTCAGCTAAATCCGTCAGTGCGCCGCAGGCTATTCATTATGAAATTAACGCGCCTATTCATATCACCGCCCAGCCGGGGCAGAGTGCGCAGGATATTGCCCGCGAAGTGGCGCGGCAACTTGATGAGCGCGAGCGTAGGGCCAGGGCAAAAGCGCGCAGTAATTTCAGTGATCGAGGGGGGTATGAATCATGATGATGGTGCTGGGGTTGTACGTATTCATGCTGCGCACCGTGCCCTATCAGGAGCTGCAGTATCAGCGCAGCTGGCGGCACGCAGCCAACAGCCGGGTTAACCGGCGCCCGTCAACGCAGTTTCTTGGGCCGGATAACGATTCGTTGACGCTGTCCGGCGTCCTGCTGCCGGAGATTACCGGCGGCAGGCTGTCTTTGCTGGCACTGGAGCAGATGGCGGAGCTGGGGAAAGCCTGGCCTCTGATTGAGGGGAGCGGGACGATTTACGGCATGTTTGTGATCGAGAGTCTGAGCCAGACAAAAACAGAATTTTTTGCGAGCGGTATGCCCAGGCGCATAGAGTTTTCGCTGAGCCTCAAACGGGTGGATGAATCGCTGTCTGATATGTTTGGCAGCCTCAGCGATCAGCTCAGTAATTTGCAGGACTCCGCCACCTCTGCGATAGGCAATATGAAAAACACCGTTGGAGGGTTGCTGCAGTGAATTTCAGCTCTGAACTCCTGAACCTGAACAGTAAAATCCCTGGTTTCAGCATCATCATTGAAGGTAAAGATGTGACTACCGTGCTGGATGCGCGCCTGATGAGTCTGACGCTGACGGATAACCGGGGCTTTGAAGCGGACCAGCTTGATCTGGAGCTGGACGACTCGGACGGGCAAATCGTTCTGCCGCGCCGGGGGGCCATTATTCAGTTTGCGCTGGGGTGGAAAGGTCAGCCGCTTTTTCCGAAGGGGGCCTTTACAGTTGATGAGATTGAGCACAGCGGCGCACCTGACCGTCTCACACTTCGCGCACGTAGTGCAGATTTCCGTGAAACCCTGAATACGCGGCGTGAAAAGTCCTGGCACCAGACAACGGTGGGCGAAATCGTGAAGGAAATCGCGGGCAGGCATAAATTAAAGATGGCGCTGGGAAAGGACCTGTTGGACAAGCCTGTCGATCACCTTGACCAGACTAATGAAAGCGACGCCAGCTTTTTGATGAAGCTGGCGCGGCAGTATGGGGCGATAGCCTCAGTAAAGGACGGCAATCTGTTGTTTATCCGCCAGGGGCAGGGCAGAACGGCAAGCGGTAAGCCGCTGCCGGTTATCACCATAACCCGCCAGGCCGGTGACGGTCATCGTTTTACCCTGGCCGATCGCGATGCCTATACGGGGGTAATTGCCAGCTGGCTCCATACCCGTGAGCCAAAGAAAAAAGAGACAGCAAAGGTTAAGCGCCGTCGAAAGAAAACAACAACGGCAAAGGAGCCGGAAGCAAAACAGGGCGATTACCTGGTGGGAACGGATGAAAACGTGCTGGTACTCAACAGAACTTATGCGAACCGCAGCAATGCGGAGCGAGCGGCAAAGATGCAGTGGGAGCGCCTGCAGCGCGGGGTTGCAAGCTTCTCTCTGCAGCTCGCAGAGGGTAGGGCTGATCTGTATACCGAAATGCCGGTGAAGGTAAGTGGCTTTAAAGAGCCGATTGATGATGCCGAATGGACCATTACCACGCTGACGCATAGTGTCAGTGCAGATAACGGTTTCACTACGACTCTGGACCTTGAGGTTAGGATTGATGATCTCGAAATGGAGTAATTGGTTCTCAAAATTGAATAATGATGTATCATTATTGTGATTTTGGCAGAAATGGTGGGATAACCGGAATGATGAATTGTCCAGAGTGCGGCCAGGCAGCCCATACAAGAAGCAGTTTTCAGGTATCAGCAACAACGAAAGAACGTTACAACCAGTGCCAAAATATCAACTGCGGTTGTACTTTTGTAACGCATGAAACATTTGTTAGGCATATCATTAAGCCTAATATGATTTCTTCTGCGCCCCCACATCCGGGAAAAGATGGGCAAGGGCACATGAATTTTTAATAAGAACCCGCTTTGATAGCGGGTTTTTTGTCGCCAGTCCAAAAGCCTGTCGCCATTTTGCCGCCATCGGAAAAGACAAAGGGGTTACGTTTTCACGTAACCCCTTGTTTTATTTGGTGGAGCTGGCGGGAGTTGAACCCGCGTCCGAAATTTCTACATCCTCGGTACTACATGCTTAGTTTGTCTTTACATTCGCACGCCAGCTGCGGACAGACACGCCACTAACGAACTAGCCTGATTAGTTTTAACGCTTCAACCCCAGGCAGGGCTTCCACGCGATCTCTTTTGGGTTTGACCTCTCTTTGATCCCCGTCTTAAGAGCGGAAGCTAGGGAGAGAGGGCTCAGAGCAGGTTATTAAGCTGCTAAAGCGTAGTTTTCGTCGTTTGCGACTATTTTTTTGCGGCTTTTAACGAGGCAAACCGCCCCTCGGCATGCACCTTGGGTTTCGCAAATCCCGTCGAATCCAGAATCAGCCCCAATAGTGTTGAACTAAGTATACCAGATTTCACTTCCTGGATACCAGCCCGGAACGCTAACTTATTGAATAGTACAATAAGTGTGCAGAATCAACGTCCTGCGTTTTTCATGATGCGCGCTTTATCAAGTTGCCACTCGCGCTCTTTCAGGTCAGTACGTTTGTCGTGCTGTTTTTTACCTTTTGCGACGCCAACTTTCACTTTACACCATGCGTTTTTCCAGTACAGCGACAGGGCTACCACGGTGAAACCTTCACGGTTGATGCGTCCGTAGAGGGATTCCAGCTCACGCTTGTTCAGCAGCAGCTTGCGGGTGCGCGTTGGGTCACACACGTAGTGCGAGGAGGCGACGGTCAGCGGCGTAAAGTTCGCGCCGAACAGGAAGGCTTCGCCATCTTTCAGGATCACGTAGCTGTCGCCGATGTTGGCTTTCCCGGCGCGCAGCGATTTTACTTCCCAGCCCTGCAACGCAAGGCCAGCTTCGAATTCTTCTTCAATGAAATACTCGTGGCGAGCACGCTTGTTGAGCGCAATGGTCGCCGAGCCTGGTTTATGTGCTTTTTTCTTCGTCATAAGTGTCGTAAAGCCGTCGGTAATCTGATTTCAAAAAGTCACCTCATTGCGTCCTGTGAGGTCTAACGCGCTATCTTAGCACGAGATGAGGCTTAGCGTTTTTTTAACAGGTGATAAATGTTATTATTTGTCCGTTGTGTGACCATGGGAAATGCTATGCCTCAGATTAGCCGTACTGCGCTTGTGCCTTACAGCGCGGAACAAATGTATCAGTTAGTGAACGACGTTCAGTCTTATCCAGAATTTATTCCGGGGTGCACCGGAAGCCGCGTTCTGGAGTCCGGCCCGACGCAGATGACTGCGGCGGTGGATGTCTCCAAAGCGGGGATCAGCAAGACGTTCACCACCCGCAATACGCTGACCAGCAATCAGAGTATTTTGATGCATCTGGTGGATGGTCCGTTTAAAACCCTTATGGGGGGCTGGAAGTTTACGCCGCTGAGCGCTGACGCCTGTCGCATCGAGTTCCAGCTGGACTTTGAATTTACCAATAAGCTGATTGAGCTGGCGTTTGGCCGCATTTTTAAAGAGCTGGCTTCGAATATGGTTCAGGCGTTCACCACCCGCGCCAAAGAGGTTTACAGTGTCGCATAA